CTAGTTTAACTAAATCAATTTCAGATTTAAGGATAGCTTTATCTAATCCAGCTCAGGTACAATACATAGATAAAGAATCAGGTCAGTTAATTACAACATCCTCTTCATCAGCTCGTAGAGCGTTACAAAGTGAATTATCAACTGCTACAACAAATAGAAATGATATTAATATAAAAATTGAAGCTGTAATGGATTCAATTAATAAAACTGATGTATCATTACTAGATAAAGAGATATCTAATGAAGCGGAGAGTGAATTAGGTCCACTTAAATATCTAGCAGAAACTACCGGTCAACCTATGAATAGAGTTGTTAACTGGTTCTTATTACTTATAATATTTGTATTTGATCCTTTAGCTATAGCACTAGTAGTTGCAGCTAACATGGCGTTCGCTCAAGTAAGAGGTAGAGATTCTGATATAGTATTGTCAGTACCTGAAGGAATGGAATTTAACAAACCATACCCTATACCTGCAGAGTGGAATGAACCTTCCCCAGAATTAAAACAAAGAGTTAAAGCAAATCAAGATAAAATAAAATCTAGTATAACAGAAAGTATTAAAATAGAAAAAAAAGATTTAGTAGTAGATGATTTAGAGACTGCTATAAAAACTAATGAAAAAATATTAGGTACTGCGAAGGTGCAGAATGGTTTAGATGCTTGGATTGATGTTCTAGAAGAAGAAGAGTTATTAGAAGCTAAACAAGAGGAAGTTAAGGAGAGCGTTGATACTCCTATAGAAGGTAACGAATCAGAGCACGAATTATATCATGGTGAAGTAGAGAAAACTGATAAAGAAAAGTTAATTGGTATGGTTGAATCTAAGAAAAATAAATCTAAAAAACGAGTAGTTAAGCGCCCGCCCCCGATAGCTCGAGTTAAAAAAAGTTACAAATATAGAGGGTAAGTTGGTTAACTAATTTTTTTTTCGTATATTTAATTATATGGCAAAGAAGAATACAACAGTCTACAAAAGTTATATTGAGAATGGTGAGCGATGGATGATATGCCGTAACAGTATTGAGGGTGGTAAATACTGGTCAGGTAGGTTTTGTGGAGAGTGGGTTAAAGTAAATATAGATACTACTGCTACTCTTTGCCATAAATGTGTAAATCGAATTACTGAACCACCTAAATTTACTCCAAGATATAAACCGACAGGTAGACCTAAGGGTTGGCAATGGATGAACGAGTTTGTTGATAGAGAGGGTAACGTGTTTCATAAAGGTACTGAACAACCTAAATTAAAAGGTACACTTCCAGCCACAATTATAGAATCTAAAAAAACTAAAAAGCGATTAACTAAACGAGAGCGTGAAGCTGTAAAACGTTCGTTAATGGCAGAGTTATATGATCTCAAAAAACAGTTAAAAAAAGCTTCTCTTAAAAAAGATAAAAAATCTATTGAATCTCAAATTAAAAAAATTAGTCGTAAATTAAAAATTAGATTAGTTTGATCTTAAATTTATTTTTCGTATATTATACATTATGGATAAACTAATATACACCCGTGGTACATACTCTAAAGAAATTCAGAAGGTTGAATTAGATGTTAATGAAAATGTAGACATACATGACTTTAAAAGAGTATGTAAGCGTCTAGCTTGTGCACTCGGTTATGATAGTATAAGTGTTGAAGAGGCTTTTGAAGGTAAGACGAAGCCATTTGATAAATTAAAACAAATATTAAAAGGATAATTATGGCACGAGATATATACGGAAATTACGATGAAGAGCAAGTAAAGACTAATACAACTGAAGAGGAAGTTTATTATGAAGATGATTTAGAAAAAAAACATCTATATAAAGAGATTGAATTTGCAGTTGATGTAGAGGATAGTGTAGTCTATATAGTAGGTGAAATAGAAGATTTTGGCTTATACGATTTTATGGTTAGATGTCGTGCTATTATTAAGAATAGGGAAGAGGGTGATTCTTCACCCATTAATGTTATAATAGATTCAGTAGGTGGTGATGTATATGAGATGTTTGGTATTATAGACTACATAGAGAGTTTAGAAAGAAATAGCGATATTAAAGTTAATACTATATGTAGAGGGAAAGCGATGAGTGCAGCAGCTATGATATTGGCTTGTGGTACTGGTAAACGTCTAGCGAGTAAGAGATCTACAATTATGATACATGAAGGCTCATCTATGCAAGCTGGTAAATCATCTGATCTTAAAGCAGCTCATAAATATAACGCTCATCTAGAGGATATGGCTAATGCTATTCTAGGAGAAAAAACTATTAAAGATAAAAAATTCTGGTCTGAGCAAACAAAGACAGATTTATATTTATCTTCTAAAGATGCTCAAAAGTTGGGTGTCATTGACGGAATAATACATTAATATATTAATATGAAATTAAACGAACAACAAATTAAAGGAAATTGGGATGACTTAATAGGTCGTATTAATCACCAATTCACAGGAGAGCGTCAAGAGAAGCTTCTGGAGATGTATAATCATTTTGCAGACAGGATGATGTTTGCTCCAGCAAGCTCGAGAGAACATTATCATAACTGTTTCGCAGGAGGGTATGTAGATCACGTATTACGTGTTATGGATTGCGCATTTGATCTTTACAACTCATGGATGATGCAAGGTGCTTACACAGATAATTACTCAGTTGAAGAGCTTATGTTTGCCGCATTAAACCATGACTTAGGTAAGGTAGGTGATTTAGAAAATGATACGTACATACCTAACGAATCTGAGTGGCATAGAAAGAATCAAGGTGCTCTTTATACTGTTAATCCTAAAACTGAATTCAGCTTAGTACCTGATAGGAGCTTATTCTTATTACAACATTTTGGTATTAAGTATTCTTGGAATGAGTTTTTAGGTATTAGAATACATGATGGTATGTATGAGGAAGCTAATAAACCCTATCTAGTTAGCTTTAATCCAGATTCAAGACTACGTTCTAACCTACCATTAATACTCCATCAAGCTGATATGATAGCTTCGAGAGTAGAGTGGGAGAGATGGAAATATGGTGAGAATGGACTACAAGGTACTAGAACATTAACAGATGTTCCTAAAGATAAAATGATGGATCATGTAGTTAAGAAGCCTTCATCAGCTCCTAAACCTACACCTAAAAAGAAACCTTCTCCAAAGTCACAGCTGAATACAGGTTCAGATGCTAGTAAATTATTTGATGAGTTATTCGGATGATAATAACAATTATAATACTTACGCTAGCTCTTGCTATCACTCTGTATATTATACATAACCTGCTACGTAAATATGAGCAGGGTGAGGAGTATATAGAAAACCTAGAAACATGGGTAAAAGAGTTCTCAAAGACAATTACTGATATGAATAGAGAGATTAAAAAGATAGATAATAAAGGCTCTTTTTCATCAGATGATGAAGTAGGTTACTTTTTTAAAGAGCTCAAATCAATTATACAAAAATTAGACACACTCGGAGAAGAGGATGATAAATCAAGTAAGCGCTAGCTTATCACCAGTACAGGAATTTTATGAATGGTACGATGAGTTCGAAACAGAACGTAAGGTAACAAAAGCAAAAAAACGGAGAGGGTATTTTCACGAAGAAAATGAACGCGCTATTATAGCTTATAATAATGAACCTGATTATTTTTTGCGTAATAAGGTTTATTCTCAACATATACATAAACCGTTCATGAAGCTTACAGAAAATATTATTCATACCTTTAAATTTTACTGCTTCGACGATCCTTATGTTGACGTACAAGCTGAAGTAGTTGCTTATCTTATAGAGAAAATTGATAAGTATGATCCAACTAAAGGTTCAAAAGCTTATTCTTATTTTAGTATAGTTGCTAAAAATTATTTAATTTATAATAACAACGAAAATTATAAAAAAATGAAGCAGCGTACTTCTGTAGATGCTATTGATGTTAAGCGTAATATTACTAATGAAATAGTTCGTGAAGATATTAAAGAAGCACGAAAGGATTTTACTGACTTAATGGTTGAGTATTGGGATGCAAATCTTAACACTATATTTACTAGAAAAAAGGATATACGTGTAGCAGCTGCTATAGCTGAGTTATTCAGGCGCAGAGAAAATATAGAAATATATAATAAAAAAGCATTATATATTATGATCCGAGAAATGGCTGATGTTAAAACTCAATATATAACTAAAGTAGTTAATCAAATGCGTCGTATATATCGTGAAATGTGGGAAGATTATCAAAAAACTGGTCGACTTGATAATACTATAGCAAGTTCCAGTAAACAAAATTCTAAATATTTCTAATTATTATATATGGATAAAGATAGTGAAATATTTAAAGGAAAAAGCTTTTCAGATATTGCTAAAGATTTATATGGTGCATCCAAGAAGAAGGAGTCTCAGATAAATTTATTAATATCTGAATTAAAGCCGTTTGTTCAAAACATAGGTGATGCTACTATTATAGTACCATTAATAAAGGATTATTTAGAAGTTAGTGTAAAAAATGATGATCAATTAGCTAAACTTCTAGCAGTAGTTCAACGACTTATTGGTAATAACGGTCAAGGTGAGAGCGATTTTGGTATTTCAGAAGAAGAAAAAGCACAGCTACTTGAAGAGCTAAACGCTATTGAAAAAAATAACGCTAATATAGATGATAAGATTAAGGGTGTAGAAAATGGCCGGATACTCAAAAGTAAAGAATAACAAAGGTAAAAGTTATCGCCCATATGGGCCAGCAGCTCCAGTTACTCAGCATGACCTCGATTTTCAACAGAATCTTAAAGTTGATACCTATCATACTGAGCCGGCTGAAGTAGTAGATATAGTACTTAACTCTTCACACCCTAATTACGACTCTACCATACCTGACCCTGAAGAGCAAATTGGTTGTATTCAAGTTAGACGTATATTTAGTGATGCTAATGTAGAAGATTTAGATAAATTAAGCTGGGCAGTACCATTGACTCGTAATGTTAAGCAATACCCGCTTATTCACGAGATAGTACTAATTTCAGAATATTGCGAAAAAAACTCAGTTGATCAACCTGATAGTACTCAAATGTATTACCATGATATACTAAATATTTGGGGATCAGTACACCATAACGCTATACCATTTCTAAGTATACCTGAACCTGATATATCCTCAGCGGATAAGGATAAGATAGCTGAGTATAAAGAAGTAGGATTTGGTAATCCTAATATATCAGGAGATGAGGGTAGTGATATAGAGTTCGGTAGAACATTTAAAGAACAGCCACGTATTAGACCAATACAGCCTTACGAAGGAGATTTTACTATTGAAGGTAGATTTGGTCATTCTATACGATTTGGTTCAGCAGTAGTAGACCCTGATGTACCTAATTTATGGTCTGACCCATCTACTAATGACCCAGCTGAACCTTTAATTATAATTCGTAACGGTCAAGATCAAGATTTAGAAGATGGTGGGGAGCATGTAATAGAGAATCCGGATACAGCAGCTGGTACAATCTGGATGACTAAAGGTCAAACAATACCTTTAACTTTTGGGTCTACTAAATACGATGCACTATCTTTTGAAGCAGGAGAAAATACAGTAGGTGAAGACTTAACAGCCCCGACAACTGATGACTTAATAGATGCAGAGGGTGAACGTCAAGGTCAGATATTATTAACCTCAAATAGATTAGTATTTAATAGTAGGGAAGCTGGTACATATATTTTTGGAGGAGGGGGAATTGGATTAACTACAGAAACTGATATGACATTTGATGCAGGTAGTGAATTTTTAGTTGATACTCCATCCATTTACTTAAATGCAACTGAAAAATTAGAAATAGAAGCTCCTCTGATATATTTAGGTAAGTCTCAACAATCAGAAGATGATGGAGGAGTCGGTGCAACTCAAGCTACAAAAGGGCACCCTCTTGTATTAGGAGATGAGGATGATTTATGGAAAAGTACTTTATGTGATATCCTTGATGCATGGTTAACAACATTACAGTCAGAAATACACCCAACACCAGCAGGTCCATCAGGGCCACCAATACAGGCACCACAATATGCAGCACATCAAGCAGATGTTGCAACATTAAAATCAACCCTAGCTACCAGTTATAGTGATACGGTTTGGGTACAAAGAAACGGATAGTAAGGAGATAGTATATGCCAGCTAATTGGCCAGGATTTACAGCAGCTATGAACTCATGGTTTTGCGGTTTCGCAAAAGGTGATACAGATGAAGATTGGCAACAAGCTGGTGCACCAACTGCTAAAAAAATAGCTGACGAGTATGAGCTAGCAATTACTACAGCTGGTATTATACCTTATAATAATCTAGTAGCTAGTGGTTGGGTAAAAGCAACTATGGAGAGTGGATGGAAAGCTTCATTTGCTCAAGTATTTAATCAGGCTAAAGTACCACCTGAAGGTATAGATATCGGGGTTCCAGGTTGGCTACCAGCAGCTACTGCTACTGTAAATGCATGGGCAGCTGTACAGTACCAACCAGTACCACCTCACCCTCCAACGATAGCACCAGCGCCTGGAGTAACACAATTAGATCCAGGACTTGGAGCTATACCAGCATTAGCATCAACTATAAACGATGCATTTCATTCGAACCAATGCTCACTAATAGCAACTATTTTAGTATCAGGATTTACACAACATTTAACCATGATATCAGGATTATATACTGGGCTAGTACCAACACCTGCAGGACCAGTACCTACACCTGTGCCGTGGATGGGAGTATCATAGAGGTTTTTAACCGACAATTTAGTAATAGTTATATTTATATATGATAAAGTATATTTAGAGGAAAAACATGTCAACAAACAAATTAGCACAAGTTATAAGAAAAATTGTTCGTGAAGAGGTTCGTAAAGAAGTACGTACTCTATTAAACGAGCGTAAAGCACCAAAAGCACAAGTTACAAAGAAGGAATTCAAAAAAGGATTAAAGCATGCATTAGGTCTTCAAGATGGTATTGAGCGAGTAGCTCGTAAACCTAAACCTAAAGCTTTAAAGCAGTACACTAAAAATGCTACTTTAAATGCTATACTTAATGAAACTGCTGGAGAGATAGCGGCTGGTAATCAAGAGTATCCAACTATGAACAATCAATCCTACACTGCAGATTCAGCACAAGGTTTTGATAGAGCATCATTAGCAGCTAAAATGGGATATGGAGATATGGATCCTTCAGGAACACCATCCATACAGGAAATGATGCCTAAAACTAATGTAGCAGGTGGAGTTAATCATGCTACTGAAGTTGATCCTGGAGTAGCAAAAGCACTAACTAGAGATTATTCTGAGTTAGTAAAAAAGTTTAAAAAGTAAAAAATGGCAAATTTGTTCGGTAGAGATGATATTGGTATAGGGATAGCGTTACCGTTTGGTTCAGGGAGATCTAATTTAAAATTAAATTATACAACTCTAGATCAAGCTAAAACTAATATAGTTAATCTTTTATTAACTAATAAAGGAGAACGGATCATGCAACCTCAGTTTGGTACTAATTTAAGAAGATTTTTATTTGAACCTAATACTCGAGATTTAACTTCTATGATCCGTACTGAGATAATGGATGCAGTTAAATTTTGGCTACCGTATGTAAAATTAGGACCTGTAAAAGTTAACCGTGATATAGAAAATATAGATCAATATAAAGTAGTAGTAGAGTTAAACTTTAGTGTAGTTGATGATATCACAGAGTTTAAATCAGTAACTTTTAAGTTCGGCTCAGATGGTAGTGTAACAGTAATGAATATGTAGGAAAGACATGGCATCAATAAATAAAAAAATAAGCAAAGATATTAAATATACTGGTAAGGATTTTCCTACTATCCGTAAGAATTTATTAAATTTTGCAAAAACGTACTATCCAACAACCTTTAATGACTTCAGTGAAGCATCTCCAGGAATGATGTTCCTAGAGACGACTGCTTATGTAGGAGATGTATTAAGCTTCTACTTAGATAAACAGTTTAAGGAAACCTTACTACCTTATGCATCTGAACGTAAAAACGTTATATCATTAGCTCAAGCTCTTGGGTATAAACCTAAGCAAGCTATATCAGCTAATGTTGATGTAGATATATTTCAAACTATTCCAGCTAAAGGAGCTGGGTTAAATAATAGACCTGATTTCGACTATGCACTATCTATAAGAGGTGGTATGAGAGTTAGATCTACCAACGGCACAGTATATAGACGTAATCTGCCAATAGATTTTACAGTATCAGGATCTACTAACCCTACTGAAGTGTCTATTTTTTCTACAGATGATTCAACTGGAGATCCAACTTTCTATCTATTAAGAAAACAAGCAGGATTTCAATCAGGAACACCTGTTACAGAAACTTTTCAAGTAGGGGCAGTGCAACCATTTTTACAGCTAGCATTAGCTAGAACTAATATTATTGAAATAATTAAAGTTACAGATGCATCAGGAAAGGAGTGGACTGAAGTACCATATCTAGCACAAGATACAGTATTTAAACAAGTACAAAACGATCAATATATTGATCCAGATTTAACTGTATATAATCAAGAGACGCCATATTTACTTAAACTAAAAAAGACTTCAAAACGATTTACTTCAAGAGTACGAGAGGATGGTAGGTATGTACTAGAGTTTGGTCCTGGAACTTCAACGAGGCCAGATGAAGAGGTTATACCAAATCCTAAGAATGCAGGATCTGCACTACCTACTGTAACTCCAACTAGTAATCAATTTATTGATCCATCTAATTTTATGTATACTAAAGCTTATGGAGAAGCGCCGTATAATACTACAATAACAGTTGAGTATACTATTGGTAATGGTATTAAAGATAACGTCGCATCAGGTGAAATAGCTGACATAGATTTAATTAATTTTATTAGTGAAGGAGCAGGGCTAGATAGAGTCTTATTTAATAGTACTAAAAAATCAGTAGCAGCTACTAACCCAGTACCAGCTCAAGGTGGTAGAGGAGCAGAGTCTGCAGATGAAATACGTGATAACGCCTTAGCTTTTTTTAATGCTCAAGGTCGAGTAGTTAGTAAAGATGATTATATGATTCGTACCATGACTATGCCAGGTAGCTTTGGCTCTGTAGCAAAAGTATATGCTACTCAAGATGAAAAATTAAATATAAGTGATACTAATAATAGATTGAGAAATCCATTTGCAGTAAGTTTGTATACGTTATCATATGATGCAAATAAAGCGCTGGTAAAAACTAACCCAGCAACTAAAGAAAATGTAAAAAGTTATCTAAGTCCATATAGGTTATTAACAGATTCAATTACCATTAAGAATGCTTATATCATAAATATTGGTATAGATTTTGAAATACTAACATTACCAGGATTCAATAGTAATGATGTATTATTAAAAGCTATCAAAAGCGTACAGCAGTTTTTTAATATAGATGATTGGCAGATAAATCAACCTATTATATTATCAGACCTGTACACTGAACTATCTACTATAATGGGACTTCAGAGTATTGTAAAGATTGATGTGTATAATCTTCAAGACGAGCAATCAGGGTATTCAGGTAATATTTACGACATTAATCAAGCAACACGAAATCAGGTAATCTACCCATCACTTGACCCTAGCATATTTGAAATTAAATACCCAAATTCAGATATTAAAGGTCGTGTAGTATCAGTTTAGGAGCTATAACATGATAAAATCTATATATGCAGATTCAGATAACACTATCTACGAAAAAACTGGAAGTTTAAATGCTGGGATTGATTCAGTACTTGAATTAACTAAAATTTCTTCATCTGCTGGAATACACTCCTCTAGAATTTTAATTAAATTCCCTCTAGACGAGGTTAGCTCTTCAGTAGCAGCAGGTAAAATTAATAATCCTCGATTTTATTTAAACCTTTACCAAGCAGGTACATCTGAAGTACCGAGAGAGTACACTTTAATTGCTTACGCATTATCTCAATCCTGGGACGAAGGTTCAGGTAGAAGATTAGAACCTACTGCATTAAATCTATTTGATAATTTAGCTTCTTCATGGATATACAGAGATAAGCAGGCAACTAGTATAGAGTATATAGCTGCTAGGGACACACAGTGGACTTCACGCTCTTTAGCTGATGGTTCAGCTATGGTATTTAATAGTGTAACAGGGGGTGGTACTTGGTATAACGACTATTACGGTACTCAGTCATTTGAACACGAATCAGCAGATTTAAGAATGGATGTAACTCCTGCTATACAATACCTTTTGACTGGTAGTAGAGATAATGACGGTTTAATAATATTACGTTCAGGGTCACAAGAAACTGATTCTACTAATTACGGCAGTATTCAATATTTTTCAAGACAGACAAATACGGTATATCAACCTAGATTAGAAGTGGTATATGATGATTCAAGTTTTGACTCATCTGGATTATCAGAATTAACTTCTGATCAAAGTGTAGTTTATATAAAAAACCTTAAGCATGAGTATAGTACAAAAGAACAACCAAAAATTAGAGTAGTAGGTCGTGATAGATACCCTACTAAAACTTTTTCTACTCAATCTAATTTTAAAACTATTAAATTTTTACCAACTTCCTCTTATTATGGAGTAAAAGATGCGATCACGGAAGAGTTTATTATACCTTACAGTAATCAAGGAACTAAATTAAGTTGCGACTCATCAGGTAATTTTATGAAATTAGAAATGAGCTCTTTTATGCCTGAGCGTTATTATAAACTATGTTTTCAAGTAACTCAATCAGATAGTTCAGTAGTCGTTTACGACGAAAACTTTTACTTTAAGGTTAATAGATAATGGCTATAAATAAAAAAGTTAATATAACTCGCGCTCAAAAGATACGAGACGCAGGCAAGACACCTTTGCAGAAAGCTCAAGCTAGTGTAGGTAGGTCAGATGAACCTATCGGTAAACCTGCACCTACAGTTACTGCACGACCACTACCTGAATCACCAGTGCGTACATCTGGAGGTGAATCTCCTTATATTCCACCTATTAAAGATGGTAAACCTAATCCGGAGTTTATAAGAACTATACCTCCACCTCCACCAAAGCCTGACCCTGAACGACCTCAACCAGAATCACCAGTTAAAACTGAAATAGATAAAATCATTGAAGAGTCAAACGAGGTTATAAAAGAAATAGAAGATAAGGTAGATCCAGGTAGACCACCTGTAGATCCAGTTCAGGACGTAGTTAAACCACCTCCTGCTATAACACCAACGGAGGTTGCTTTAGAAAATCAAAAAGACTGTGATAATAGAGTAGAGTTTCCTAATATAGTTATTAATAACGAAGTTGTAGTAGATTTAGATTTAGGTCAAGATCAAACTCAATTTGATTTACCCGATCCTATAGTAGTAGAGGAGTTAAGAAGAGGTTGTACAGATCCTGATGCAGAAAATTATGATCCAGCAGCTTTAATAGACGACGGTAGTTGTGTATTTGCAGATCCAGAAACTGGAGACCCAATACCGGATGAACCAGAAGAACCGTTACCAAATATAGCTGCAATTACTGATTTTGTAGACAGCCATGGCAAACCAGTATTTACAGTTCGTATCGAAGACGTAATAGATGAAGAAGAAATAGAATTAGAGAGTGGTGTTAAGCTTGAAGCTACCGTCGAGTTAGTAGGAGATATGGCTAGACCAAACCTTTCTGATAGTGATCTTATTTTATCAGAAGAAGATATAGAAGTTACTAAAAAGAAACAAGCAAGACTTGAACTGGGTGAATTAGCAGGTGATACTAAACTAGCATCTGATGAAGATATAGTAATTATAGGTGACAGGGAGACTATAAAACAAAAATTAGTACGAAACGATAATGGTGTAATATTATTAAAGCCTGGTGACTCACCTAAACTTAGAGTTAGCTTACGGAGCCAATCATTTACTCTATCTCAATATAGACGTACAATAGATACTGACTTTAAACAATTAATAGGGAAGATGTAATGCCATTTGATTATTATAAAAATATAGATGAAATAGACTTGACTTTTGGTCAAGTCAAAGCTCAATTATATTCTTTAGACGATGTAACCTCAATGGATACAATATATGGATATTTACAAAATCCTATCTATGGTCAAAGTGATTTTGATCGAGTCGAATTACATGTGTATGATGTAAATAAAAATTTACTCTTCTCTGATCATAAAGTTGAGGGCTGGTCTATAGGTTCTGATCTAGAAGGTATGCCTGCAGTAGACCTCGATATAAACGGTAACTTAAATAGTTTAGGTTTTGATAATGGAGTCTACGATGTAGTTTATAACTTTCATAGAGATGCAGTTGGAGGACCAGTAGGACCTAAATTTAAAATACATTCTATAAGTGCAGATCGTAAAGAGGTGCGAATTGTACCATCAGTAGTAGAAGATGATGAAGTAAATCAAGGTGATTTATTAGAAACTTTCTATAGCAGATTACAGCGACTTAAAGTTACTTCAGCAGTTACTGGACCATATACACATGCAGCTATACCAAATAATCCACTGTGGACTGCTCTACAATTAAATTTAGCCTATAATAAAGTATTTACAGTAGCAGCTTGGTTAATCGATGATATTTTTCCAACAGACCCAGATGAACCTAATACAATATTACTCAAGCTTTATGAACCTATACCATCTAATATTAATGTAAACCATCAATCATGGTTAGTAGCAGAAGCAACTCAACCAGTTATTAATAGAGTAATGCTTGATGCACCAATTCTATTGCAAGGTACGACAATTCAAGGACCCAACTTTGATTTATGTTTAGATGATACTGCTAGATTACAGACTGATTATAAAAGCTATAATCAAGTTTTAGGTACAGATCCTGACACGCAAACAACTATACTAAATAGTTACAGTTCAAGCGCAGATGGTATACAGCTCAATATAGACTACTCCGTCTTTAGTAATTATGTTCACTTTAGCTCTGCTAAACAACGTATTGATAACTTTATATATAAACTTCAAGTTATAAATCAATACGATAGGTCAGCACAAGAAATAGAATACAGTGATTTTGCAACTTCAGATGTATATATTTATGAGTATACTGGATCTCGAGGAACCTTATACAATAAAAAATATCAAAAAAAGTGGGTAGATAAAAAAGTAAAATTAATAAATGAATTCGATGATTTTGAAAAATGGTTATATTTTGAAAGTGGTTCAGATTCAAAATATATTACCCTATCAGGATCGAAAGGAGGAGGAGAACGAGATTGGACTAGATCAGTTATAACCCCGTTCCCTAAATTATCCGGTTCATATAAAAATGCACGTTGGAAGGAAGATTACCTACAATGGGACTCAGATGATTTATTTGACTGGGCAGTTCATAGTATATTTTTACCAGGAGCTTCATATGAACTTTTAGATGTTAAAAACTCTAAAGCTCTTAACTGGAGAAAATCAGCTGCAGCTTCTGCAAGTGCATTCGATAGTCAAAATAATAATTTATTAAGAAAAACCGTACCACAATATTTAAGCGATCGTGGTAAAGATGATAATGAGACATATTTAAGATTTTTAGATTTAGTTGCTCAATCACATGATGTATCCTGGACTTACACTAAATACTTTACTGATCTTAATAATCGCTTACATAATACTAATTATGAAAATAAGCAGGGCATATCAGACGATTTAGTGTATCACGTAGGTAAATCTTATGGTATTGATTTACTAACCGGTGATCCTAATCAAGAGTTATGGGAGTATAAATTAGGTAAGACTGAAAATGGCTTCTCTATACAAAGCTCACCAACTGCATCGATACGTACAATGACTGCTCAACAACGAACAGCTGAGACATGGAAGCGTATTGTAAATAATTTACCACTTTTATTAAAGAGTAAAGGTACTATGACTGGAGTCCGTAGCTTAATAAACTGCTACGGTATACCAGAAGATATTTTACCCGTTTATGAATATGGCTCCAGTAAGAAAAGTGAACAAACAGTTTTATTTAAAGAACCTAATTTTAAATATTGTTTAAATTTTAATCAACAACAAGCAGTTGATACTTTCTGGGGACCTCACCATAAAACTTCAGGTTGGGTTACATCTAGTAATGTAACTCCTAATGCAGTAGAGGTTAGAATATGGCCTGAAACTACAGTAGGAGCTCACACTCAATCAATATGGCAAGTAAATAATGAATTAGGTATTACTTTACATAGAAGTCATTCAAGTGCAGTACATGAAGGTCGCACTGTAGGGTTTACCGAATTCGGTCATTTTAGTATGATATTATCTAGCTCTCAAGGGTATGTATCTGCATCAACTGGTAAAGCTAGGATATTTGAATCTACTAATGATAAACAAATCGGTCACGGTTGGTGGACTTTACTACTTAATAGACATGCAAATAAAAATTCTCATCCATTAGGATCTTACCATACTGGAAGTAATTTTAAATATGAATTAACTGCGTTGCGCGGTGATTATGAAGTTATAGATCAAAATGTATCTTGCAGCTTAACTGTAACTGGTAGTGATGCATATTATTCAAGTTCTATAAATAAATCTTGGTCAGGAAGTTTAGAAGCAGGTAAGCGAGCATACCTTGGAGGGTTCGTTACATCTAGTAAAACTTCAGCATATGTACATCACCAACAACACGGTGCATTTGGAATACCGTTTAGCGGTTCTATGCAAGAGTTAAGGTACTATGCAACCCCTCTATCACAATCTACATTAGTAGATCATACATTAGCTACTGAGTTGTATTCATCTAATGGACCAACAGATTCATTTAATAATTTATTATTAAGACTGAGGTTAAGTGATAAAGCAAATCATTATTCAGGAAGTGCAGCTAAAGAGACATCATCAAAAGCTATAGCAAGTGTACAACCTGATCAACGTGTAAAGTACACTTACTGGGATAGTTCACGAGAGTTTTCAGTATCAGGCTCTACTATTAATTACCCTGATTCTATACCTTACGGATTTTCAGAAGAGTATTATTTTATTAATACACCAGAGTTAGGTCCTAACAGTTACACGAGTAATAAAATACGAACTGAAGAGAATAAGCTACTCAGACACTTAAGTGCAGAAGGCCGTGCTGAACTACCTAGCAGCGATAAGTATGCGCTAGACAGTAACGGGTTAGGTATATATTTTTCTCCTACGGATCAGATTAATAAAGATATATTTGATCATATAGGAAGAGCACCGTTAGATAATTTTATAGGTGACCCAAAACAAGCATACGAATCTGAATATGTAGATTTATCTGGATTTAATACTTCATACTGGAAGAAGTACAGTAAAGATACTAATCAAATGACCTATCTTAATGAATTAAAATTATATGATATGTCACTATTTAGTATGCTTAAAAGACTTATACCAGCAAGAGCTAATGCTGATTTAGGAGTGGTGATTGAACCTCACTTTATAGAGCGTTCTAAAATATCACCACCTGGTAGAATGTCAATATCAGGTGACGGTAGCCCAGCCCCTATAGCTCAAACTACTGCTCAAGTTGCTAAAGTGCAGCAATTAACTTCACCGTTAGTAAATAAACCGCGAGTTACGCAGTTAGGGTATCAACTAACACCTCAAGTTTTAGTTGCTAAACTAGGTAAGCCATCAAAGAAGCCGACTAAAATTAATATTAAACAAGTATCACCTCTTAACTCGGTAATGAAATCTTTTAGTGCAATCACTCAACAAAGTACACCAACAGCTAAACCAGAATTTATTCAAAATACTACTACGGTGGATGGAACTATAGGGTCAAGTGATTCACCTATTATAACTCTATCTAATAAAAATACAAAAAGTATAGGTAAAAATACAATAGCATATCAAGCTGCTAAAGAACGTGAAAAGCAGGGTAGTACAAGTAGTGTACCTTCTCATTTTTCATCAACTACTAATGGGTCAATGTTAGAACCAATTAATGGTAGTCTGCGAGTTACCAACAAGGTATCAAGCTCACAATACACATTTACTAGTTTGCAAAAAAGCTCTAGTTTAGGACCATCTGGATATAATACATCAACCAATAACTATATCAAAGTACGCACACCTGGTTATGTGTCATCAGCAAGCTTCATGCATATAAGCGACTACCGTAAATCAGAATTTAGAAAAACTACTAAATATTTTTATAAAGGTAATGGTTCAGTTTTAGATACAATGAAGAGTGCATCCTTAGGAAAAGCTTTTGAAGATGGTAGATCGTTTAACAAATTTGCATTTAGCCACTCATTAGTATACGCGCAAGTATCTGATTATAATTTAGGAGGTACAACGGGTACTGATAGGACAAGACATATTGGAACTCAAGTAACAGCTCCTGATTTTAATATTAATAGTACTGAGACTCCAGATAGAGGACCAGTAGTTTCATTTACTATAGGAGATCCAAATCAGATTATTACTTCCGATCCATCTTTTAGAGGAAACTTAACTATTGAATAAAAAAACAACAGTTTTTAATGTTTAATCATATTTATTAAAGACAAAGAATATAAAGGGAAAAAATTATGGGATATTTAGACAATACATCAATTACAGTGGACGCCATTCTGACAAAGAAAGGACGTGAAATTTTAGCAAAGGGAGCAGACGAATTTAAGATTACTCAATTTGCATTAGCTGATGATGAGATTGATTATTCATTATGGAACCCAGCTCACTCTCTAGGTAGCAATTATTACGGTATTGCAATAGATAACATGCCTCTAATAGAAGCTATTCCAGATGAAACACAAACAATGAAATATAAGTTAGTTACTTTACGAAAGAGTACAACTCGTATTCCAGTTATAACGGTACCAAATTCTACAATTACTTTAGTAGCTGGTGGAGATGCAGTTGATGTATCACCAAATACTTCTAATTTTGAAGGTGGCAACTCAACATTAGGTTATACAGCAATCTTATCAAATAGTGACGTTGCATTTTTAGAAGTTGGTACAGCAGTTAAAAGTGTACTAATGCAAGGCGCAACTGTTCCAACATTTGTAGGAGATGATGAATCAGCTCAATCAGTATCAGCTGTAGGGTTTAGCTTTAGAGTGGTAGCAAAAAATCAACCTATACAATCAAAAACAGCTACCTTAACAATTATAGGTAATGAGACAGGTGGTAGAGCAACTGTAACCGTAACTGTTAATAAACAACAAGTCGCAACATCAGGTGGTGATCTTTAAGAAATAGGGAAAAAATATGGCTAATAAAACTAAAGCTCAAATAGAAAAAGAAATTGCAGAAGTAGAAGCGATTAAAAATCAGCTTCAGGAAGAAAAACGACAAGCTGATGGGTTGCCTTCTACTCAAGATTCAGCTCAAGGAGCTATTATAAGAGAAGCACAAAAGTTAGCTACTCAAATAGTTCGTGAAAGAGACGCACTAGAACAGAAAACTACTACAGGTAAGATATATTCAAGATTTGATGTAGGTAACGATGTTATATCAAATAGAAAGGAAAAAGTTACTGCAGGTATTTGGTCTAATGGTACAGGAGAAATCTCTACTTTTCATACTGCATCCGCTCAAACATCCTCTAATGCTGGTAGATACTACTGGGATGTATACAATAGCTCATCAGTAGCAGTTGGTTCATCAGTACAGTTTGCTATTGCTTACGGGCATAAACAAGGGAGTGGTAGTATAATTACAAATGAAGATTATCCAACCAAAGCAGTATATACTCAGTATAAAAACTTACTACTTGCACCAGGAGATAATACATTTACTTTTGATAATAAAGTAGATGAAGAGCATATATTAGCTATTAATTTTCAGAGAGCTAGACTTAAAGAAAAATTAGATCCAGGTAATTGGGAGTTAGTATTAAGTGGTAGTGGTATATCTACTACAGGTGGTAATATAACTAAGCTGATTGATAACAGTGGAACTGGTGATGCAACTATAAATGACGGTCAACGTGTTTATAGTGTAGTTAGTGGAACTATTGCTGGTGGTGAGTTAACTACTGATGATGACGGAGTAACTGGTGGGTATGGGTTAGTATATCCTGATCTTGGAATTATAATACTTAATCCAGGTAGACTTAAAGAACGAGGAATTACTCCAACAGGAAATATAACTGCTTCAAATACGAATAATCAATATAACTCAATGCTATTTACAGCAATATCAGGAGCTGCAGCATACAATTCAAGTTATGGATTTGCTGCAAGAAATGAAGAAGAGGTTACATCAACGTTTTACTATGTACGTGTTAAGAATGCAGATTATAATTTTAGTAATAATCCAACATTCTCAACTGGCTCTTTAGGTGCATTACGTCACCCAACTATGATAAAAGATCCTAAATCGTATATTACTACAGTTGGGTTATATAATGATAGACAGGAATTACTGGCTACAGCTAAATTAAGTAAACCATTAATAAAATCTTTTGACCGAGAAGCACTAATCAAGGTTAAACTTGACTTTTAATATTTACTTGACTAGAATAATAGCCTAAATATATAAACCCTTTATATTTATTATAGAGGGTTTATTATTATATAATAGAATTATATGTCAGTATTTAAAAAAATAGATAACAACGATATTACGATTACACCATTCGATGTGCATAAAGAGTATATTCTAGATGCCTCAACGTATAGTAGTAGTTATGGTGCACAAGTTTTAGGTGCTAACTACCATTCATATAGTTTTGCAGATCCAATCCGTGGTAAAAATATAAATCTTGAATCTAAAAATTTAAACGGTACATATAAAAGTATTATATATGATAGTGTAAACCATCTATATTATAAAAATCCTGATAACCCTAATAAAAACTTTGGTGGTAATTTACCAGAAAGAGAAACTCGTTTTTTAGGCGAAAAAGCTCATATTATATCTGTACCATCTACAATATACGATCTAAGAATACTTTCAGGCTCTATTAATTTTAAAGATCATTTTATAGAAACTTTACCTTTAGATAGAGAAAAATTAATAACTGCTTCTTCTACAGTTTACAATACACCACCATTAATTGCTAATCACTGGGAATTTGAAAGCTCACAAAGTGGTTTAGTTGACCTCTATGGTACTACACGACTACAACAAGCAACTAGCTCAATACCTTCGGAAGGTGCAGGGTTTATTATACAAACTGGCTCACAAGCATTAGTAGGTACTGGTAGTATTATGTTTAAAGTACATGCTTATGATACTGTAACTGGTAGACCTGGTAGTAACCTTACTCACTCCTAT